AGCATCCTCCTTATCTTATTACCGTACCTCTTTTAAGCCTAGTACCGTAAAGGCCTGGCAACTAAATTGCCGATGATGGTAACTCAAGCCACTGTACAGATGCAAAGGCTGTCGCTACTGTTGTAGCACCCCAGAATCCAACAAGGGCGGCAGGGCCATTAAGAACAATAGGTGTTTTTGGTTCGTATAACAACCGTAGTTCTGTCCACTGAGAACCACCAGTCTTATCAGGTGACGTAGCGAACATCTCAAAGACCTTGTTCATGTGGGCTAACTCTAAATCCCATGTATGGCCTGTTACAACAGCCGTGAATTCACTTCTAGCTGTGCAGTTAGAACTTCTGGAATTCAGGGTATTCATATTGTAAATTACTTCTGTAGTTCCCGCCGTTCCAGTTGTAACTGCCGAATCTTGGTCTGCTACCAACAAAATGTCAATCTCATTGTCATCCGCAGCACCTACGGGGAGTGCAGAACATATCTCTACCCGCAATGGTAAAATAGATGTTCCAGTTGGAACTGAAATTACAAACTCTGGCCCATTGGGGTCAATAGCAGTACCTGGTGTACCGCCACCCGTAACAGCAGTACTAAGTGCTCCTACGTTAATCATAAAACCCCGCCCCTCCATTATCATCGCCTGTTTCCAGTCCGCAGTAAATAGGGCACCATCTCGCATTGCCCTTAAGTAAACATCCCCACCCTCACTTACACGACCAACTGCCGTGCTTTGCTGTGCTTTTGCTTTGATTATAGCCACTTTTTATGTGACCTCCTTATTTATTACCGAAATTCTTTATAGCCTATTTCCGTAAAGGCTATTCTTCAATTTCACTGTCCTCAGAGACTCCCTCTAATTCCAGATGAACTGAGAAGTTTTTGCCACCGCCAGCCCCAACTAGATTGCAGTATACCCATGAACCCTGCTCTATAATATTTTTGTTGAAGTCTGCGGCGTACACGTCACTGTTTTGTCCAGCACCCAAGATAATCCTTGTTACTGGTGTGCCTGGAGCCATACCTGTTGCATTGTCCCAGGTTCCAGAAGCAGTGTCTGCAAAGATAGAAACACCATCATCATAAATGTCTATTCCAGTATCAACTGATGGAGCCTCCTCTGCATAGACTCTAACAGCGACTTTTGAGTAGTCTGCCTCAATGTAATAGGTTGGGCCAATCCTAGTTTCGTGTCCTAGTGCTCCCTTATAATGAAAGGTCAGTATTCTATTCATAACCCCTCCTATTGCGGGTCGCTCCAAGTTTTCACATAGTCAACATCAATGTTGTCGGTACCAGCCCCGAAGTTCATCACAGCTAGCGTGAGACATAATGGGTCTGTCCTAGTGACAGCATCTGCCTCCATACCTATCAGGTCTGTTATAGGGTTAATCTCAGCACCAGTTTTATTGAAGTAGAAGAAAGCATTAGTAGTTGTGCCGTTGTCCACCAGTTCAACCCTACAGGTGAACCATATATCATTTACTAAGGTATGTGCCGTACTGAATATGTCTTCACCATCGGCAGTATTTTTGACACTGACACCATAGACATAATCAACATTAGCATCAGGGTCGAACACGAACCCAACGCCATCAGCACATTCCGAGTCAAGCGTAGTGCCAGAATATGCAAAGGCAATCTTGTTACTGTAGTAGGTTGCATCAGCAAAACCTATGAAAAACTGCAACCCTGTAACATCACTGTTGCGTGCTCTAACCTCAAATATAGAGTTGTACTGACCACGATAGTTCAACCCAGTGGATACAGCCCACTCATCATCATCTTGAGTCCCTGTGGAGATTTTCATAATGTGAGGTGCTTCATGTGTCGGGGCACCAGCCGACTGACCATTACTGTTCCAGTCGAAAGTAGTGTCTATCGCCTTCTTCTGAAAGTGGTCAACATAGACCACCTTCTCCACACTGATGTTTCCTTTGATGTTGCCTGTGTGAGAGGCATTGCCTAGAAACTCTAGGTCTCTGTAAATCTTTACTTGTTGTCCCATGTTTTCTCCTTATTTATTTATTGACGCATTGGAGCGGAATATCTCCTACGTCTTAGTATTTCTCGCCATGTAGCGAGCCAGTGGAGTAATTGGGTTTCCCTGGATACCAATTCTCACACCACTTCCGCGTTGGAGATTTACCACCTGCCCTATAACTTGCGAGAGGCGAGATTAGTTTAGTCATAGCCTTGCCACAGCACAATTGGATAACCCCACCCATCTTCTGTAGCACCTCTATCTTATTACCACACTTCTCGCACTTGTATTGATATATAGGCACAGATTACTCCTTATTAGTATTTCCTGGTATAGAACGGTCTACCAAAGGTTGCCCTTAATACGTCTGAACCAAACAGTGCGCTGACATTTACAACATCTGCGTGCGCTGCGTGGTGTCGCCACTTCTCAACTGTCGGCCCATCCTGAATTACCAGACCGATTGCGTCTTTGTGTAGCAGACAACCATACGAACCAATGCCGTAAGTCAGTAGGTTATTAGTAACATAAACTGGCACACCATATATCTGTCCGATATTACCAGTTGTAACCACTGATACCTTTTGATAGTCCAACCTCACAAACTTATCTATCTTGTAGATGTCGGCTATGCTTGAGGGGTCAAATACCAATGACCTGTCTGCCCTTGGCACATCGTTTTCATCAAGGTACTCCATAAGGGCAATCATAATGTCATCTGTAAAGGTCTGTCCATCAGAACCATATACTGTGGTACCACTGTAGCCACCCAGATAAGAAAAGAGTGTATTAACATCAGTATCAATTTTCTTCGCTAGTCCGAAGGCAGCATTAGAAGCAGCCGTTTCCAACAGATTCCCAACCTGTGTCTGCGCTTTCACGCTGTCATCAATTATGACAGGGATTTCCCACCATGTATCAATCGTGATGGTAGCCTCATCGCCTGTGTAGTCAGTAACTGTAGTAGTGGCGTTTGTCACAGTGTTTATGGTTACATCAACATCCCCACCTGTTATTACTATCATAGTTGGAATGTATAACTTATCACCCATGGCAAGTTCAGTCTTCCAACTGGTATTGACTACATTGACGCTGACAAGGTTCTCCCTGACATGGTCTATTACTTTAGATGACCAAACTTCTGGTATAAACTGGTCGTCTGTCGCTGCACTTGGTCGTCTATTTGCCAATGCCATATTGTCCTCCTAGTATTTACTTTAGACCTAACGGTAACTTAGCAATTTCCTTAGACCTCTCAGCCCTTTCCTCTGGAGACATATTCCTTACCTGTTCTACCGTTAAAGGCCCGCTACCCGTAGTCGTCTTACTGGAATCAACTTTCAAGGTTTTAATTTCCTTCCCTGTTAATTGCTTAGCCAAGGCTTCCATTGCTTCAACAGAGCCATCCGTAAGTTTGAGGGTTTCAAGATTAACTTCATACTTGGAGGCTATCTCACGGGCGTTTCGCTCCTTCGTGGATTCAGCCACAACCTTTCTAGCATCAGTTAATTCCTCATCCCTCTTACCCAGTTCAGTCTTTGTGTCGCCAAGTTCCCCCTTTAGCTTTCTGATGGTTTGCGATAACTCAACTTTGCTCCGAGCTAATGGGTCATCGCCAGCCCTTTCAAGGTCTGCCCGATATTCCCTTTCAGCCCTTTCGCCCTCTGCCTTCTTAATGTCCGCCTGTAGCTTTTCAGCTTTAGCGAGAGCATCTTTTACCTTGCCCTCCCTGGCCTCCATAGCCTTGGCATCCCTTCCAGCAGCGGATAGAGCATCGCTTACCGCCTTCTGTTTTTCCTGTTCCCTTGTAAGAGTTTCAGGGTCTTTTTCCGAAGTTTCCTCTGGGTTTTCAGAAGCCTTCGGGTCCTGATTTCCTTTCGGTCCGTCCAGTGTCATTTTGTTTCCTCCTTTTAATAATAAAAAAGCAGTCCAAACCTTTCGGTTCAAACTGCCATTGGTTGTTCCATTAACAGTAAATTATTCTATTGTTAAAGTGCTTATAGCTTTATGCTTTTTACAGCCTCTTCAATCCTTATGGGTTGCCCTGCTTCCAAGTATAGTACAACCCTCCCATATCCAATTTCGTGGAGTAACTTTAGTAGTTTTTGCTCGTTCTTACTTATTATAACAGGTGTTTCTTTAGTTGTCAAGTCATTCACCTCAACCCTTTCAATAACTCTTCTAACTCACGCATAGCTTCATCAAATTCTGCCTCTGCCTTAGTAACATCCTCTAGGAACTCCTCAGTTGGCGTTAATTCAGCCCTCCGCTTCTGCTCTGCGGCTGGAACTAAACCAAATTTCAAGACCATCCAAGCATCAAGACTGGGGTTTTCGTAACGATAATCCAATCGCCTTTTACCCGTTGGTAATTTGACATACTCTAGATACTTAGCAAATATATCTCTTGTAGGAACCTTACTGAAGTCCCTTGGTTTATTGCCTTGAAAGCCAAGATAAACCTCCTCGTAAATATCTGGGTGCTCTATGAGATACCAGTCATCCTCATACCAAAGGTCAGTCTTATTTACATCTTCCCAATCATCTGGCTTTACTTTCTTTTCCTTGAGGTATCCAAGGTACTTGGCATAAACCTCTCTGGTGGGGACTTTGCTAAAATCTTTTTCTTGAATAATCTCCTTGTCAACCATAGCTTGGTAGAATTCAGGGTTCTCCATTAAGAACCAATCATCCTCATAATCCTTGCGTTCTGTCATATACCAATCAATGTAGTTGTCTATCTGCCCTTCAGGGAAATCTATTTGAAGGGCGTTCTTTTTGTAATTGAGTTTCCTGTATTCCTCGGAGGCTTCAGCCAATCTATCTAGTTCAACATTGATACGCAGTACATCTTCATTCCAATCACTACCGTCATCGGTTAGTAGCTTATTGTCCAATGCCCACTTGTGAGCCTCTGGATTATCCAATAACCAAACCTTAGCCTGAGAACTACCAGCACCGAACTCGTCTATGGTTTTACCCCTGTCAACCCATTTCTCCATAATCTCATCTGATGCGTCATTATCAATAGCTTCTATACGCCTCATATCAGCAACCCAATTAGGATTGTCTTCCTTGAATTTTGCCCTTGCCTCCTTGCGTAACTCCGCATCCTCTATGTAATTGGGTGCTTCTGTGTTTCCAAAGTTCTCATATTCTGTAGTCTGGTCAAACCATTTCTGCTCCAGTTCAAACTTCTGGGTGAATAACTCATCATACCTACTAGGGTCGTCCAGAAAAGCCCTGATTGCTTCTGGGGGTATGTCGTATTTCTTCATTAAGCCCAGTAGTATCTCAGCACTCTTGGGGTTCTTAAAGGAGGATACTTTGCCAAACAGATAAAGCAGGGCTTCCACATCAGGGAATTGCTGTCGCCACAATAATCTAGCATCATCTTCTTCTAGGTTGTAATACGGTTCCCACAAATCCTGTGCGTGTAGTGCCTCAATAGCAAGGGCGTGTCCGTCTCGTTCTACCTTAGACCTGCCCTGTATTCTTACATAATTATTTACTTCGGTAAGGAAGTTGCTGATGGTAAAGTATTCCGCAGGCTCGGCAACAACCAGTTTCTCAAGTTCACCGAGCCTATTTTGAAACTTCTGGAGTTCAGGCTTTGTGTCAATGCCAAATACCTTCTCATAGCCATCAATCAACTCAGTATCTATCTTGTGTTCTTCAATAAGCCTTAGAACTTCTGCTCTAGCCTCATCAGATGACAATACCGTAAATTGACCCACAATAAACATTTTAGCTTCAATTTTGGGATTATCTATTCTCCATTGATTTCTGATTTTAGCATCAGACCAACCAATTTGCTGTGGATGTGCTTTAAGATATTCAAATTTAAGGTCTGGGTCATATATACCCTCATCATCTTTGAAAAGTGGATAGGCTTCAAATTCCTTCTCCCACTTATTCCTTAACCGCTTTATCTCTATATCCTTGCCTTCAAGATAAAGAAGTAATGTTAGCCAATCCCTTTCCCCGGTCGCCACATAATTCATCTGCTTGATTATGCTGGGAATAAAAGTTGACTTCAGGCTGTTCCAGCCAGTTTTAAGTCGCCTATCATCATCAGTAACAAAGCCCACAACAAGGTCAGCAACAGCACCAGGGGCTTGTAGGGCAGGGAAATCGCCACCAACTATATCAGCTAAATAACTTAATGAGGTTAGCCCCGTATATTCCCAAGCCTTTAGTCTAGTTTTCTCTTTAAGTGCATATCCCAGTCCAACAATGAGCATATACATTAAGATGGCTTTGCTGGTCTGTGACCAATTCTTTACAGGCATTGCTTGACCTGTCTCTTTTGTATAAGCCAGAAACACTTGTGAAGGTCTTACTTTAATCCACTTAGTCATTAACTCCATCCAATTTTCAGTCCAAGTGGTTAGCATTGAGAATACCCTGCCAATAGAGTTTTGAGACATAGAAAAACTATTAAATTTTGTGTAGAGATACTGCGTATCAGCAGCTACCTCATCACCCCTATTTATCCACAATTCCCTGGGAGCATTGGGGAATAACTCTTTAGCCTCAGCATAACCAGCAAGAAAGGCATCGGATACATTCTGCTTATCAGCAAAGCGGAACATCCACAAAGCTTTTTCACGAAAACTATCAGTCCACTTACTGGCAAAGGAAGAATCAATCGCAGGTATAAACGCTCCCCTACGAGAACGCAATACCAAACTTTCTTTTAGGGCAGCCCTGCCTTCTGGGGTAACTCGCAGGCCTAGTCCCTTAGCAAAGTTTATCGGCCCTGCTTCTGCAATAATTAAACTATGCTGTCCCAGATTTCTGATAGCAGATGTAGGCTTAAAGCCAAGCCACAAAGTGTATAGAACACTGGTAAGATTATAAGATATCATTCCGCCTGGATTGCCCCTTGTCAGCGAATTGGCAAATGCTTCTCCGCCTGGTAGCCCCCTAACCCTATCGGCAAACTCATTGACTGTTCGGTTTAATTCTCTATCTATGGTAAGGGGTCTGTCTGTGATTCTTGTAATGAAGTTGCTCAAATACCTCGCTGAATGCGGAGGTAAGTATTTCTGATAAACCCTAATTCTTTGGATAAGTGGCTCATAGTAGAACACCTTTAATGCCCTAGCTTCATAAGCCTTGGCAGCAGCAAATGGGTCTTCCCTTAATCCAATCGTCTGTCCCAACCGCCTTTGGAGATATGGATTAAACACTGTTTTGGGAGTTATAAAATCAAGTGCCTTGATAAGTTCGGGGTCTATTGGATGCTTACCTTTGAGTTGCTGGCTTATCTCTTCCTCAAAGATATGGGTTACATAATTCGTTCTGCGTTTATTCTCTGGTAAATTGAGCCTATCAGCCCAGCTGTCAAAGTATTTCCTGAACCAAGTAACTGCCCGTTTCTCATCAAAGGTTAATCCAACTTGAGAACCTGGATTTTCTAATTCCCTAAACACTAACCTACGCCTTGCGGGGTCTTTGCCAACCAGCTTTCCAATTCTATTTAATTCCTTATCAAAAGCCTGATGCTCTTCATAAACTAAAACCTCAGCCTCAAATGCTGGCTTCCAAACTTCCTGCCTTAATCCCATCTTCTCAAAGACGTGGCGAGTAGGTCTAACCTTCTCTAATATCCCAATCTCTTTAAGGAGTGGTATCTTATCAGCAAACTCTGCGGTGATTAAACCTACGCCAGTCGGTATCACTGGGGGTCTACCATATTTGACTTCTAATCTACCAACAGCCTCTATTACTAAATCAGCTTCACCCTGAGTTAGTTGGTTAATTCTATTCTTGCCAGTCAGGGCTTTCATTAACCTGCGGAGTTGGGGTTTAGTCTTACCCTCCTCAGTCATAATCAGTTTTTCTTTAGCAAGGGTATTTATGCTTTCTGTTTGCTCACTGGTAATAGCCCTTTCAGCTATAACTTCAGGTTCTACTGGAGGTTTAGCAACTTCAACTGCTGGGGGTTCTACAATAGCCCTTACCGCATCCTCTAATCCTTCCATACCAGCCAAGGCTTCTCCCCTCGCCTCTGGTGTAACTGCTTCTTGTGCCTGTTTTAGATACTCCTTGAATTGAACTAGGGAAGTATTGGTGGGTTCTATCTTCTCGGCAACCACAACTAATTCTGCCCCCTCTTTCATCAAGGCAGCCATCAATGGTGGTGCTTCAGGCACTTCTGGTATTACAACTGCTTCGGGTTCAGCTATATGTTCCCAAGCCAATGCCTCAGTCTTATCCACAGGCTTAACGGATTCAATGCTTTCCTCTTTTATAACCTCTTCAACAACCCTATCAGTAATATCCTGAACTTCCCTGTTATCACCTATCGCATCAAGTGCTTCAATTTTAGCCTGTATATCAGAAGCACCATCAGCTTTTAATCTATCTACCGTGGCATCAAACTCTGGCTTGACATCAGTAGGTAATTGCCCTGAAACCCTATTAGTGATTGTAGTGAGGACATCAGCGGCACCTCCCATACCAAAACCCATAATCGCACCAACCATAAATGCCATCTTCATTTCATTGTCCCACTCCACCTCAAGTCCCAGTGCCTGTCTTTCAATAACATTCTGTATTGCCTCTTCACCACCTTCAGTTAAGGACACGGTAACTATTTTGCCACCAACCCTAACAACCGTAGCTAACCCCCTACCAACTAGATTATTAAGTGTTCCCGTAGGGTCAGGGAGAAAGGCGGCAAAGAGCTGTATTGCGTTCGTGCCAGTAAGAGCACCAACTCCTTTTGTAAAAGTGCTTTGGGCAGCTTCATCGGCATCTTCATCAGACCATCCCATAAGTTTCGCTTCATTCCAAACACTGCCAGCCTCAAAAGATGATTCCAATATTGCTCCACTAGCACCAGCAAATATAGATGCTATAAGATGAGCCTTCCAAGTTCCTACTCCTACTGCTGCCAATGTTGCTGAGCCAGTGCCAAAGGTCATTAAACTAATCGGTATCATCGCTACTGAAAAGGGTAATGCCCTTGCTACTACCGTTGACCAAAAGCGTGGGTCTAACAGGGTTTTTAGTGATACATCCCATTCCTCTACTGGAGGAGCAACCCTATGAAAAGACCTTGCTATCTCTAGTAGATTTCCCCTTAGTGTTTCATTACCAAGCCAACCAGCTACACCTGCTGCCCCAGAAACCAAATCACCATAGCCAGCCGATATAGACCTCATCGGCAAAGTATCTAAAAATCCCCAGAGGTAAGGTTCGCTTACCTCCTCCCATTTTGCCCGCCACCCCTCAGCATCTAAGTCAAGTTTAGATAACTCAATAATCTTTTTAATTTCATCTTCGGGGACACCACCTATTTGGAGTATTTCACGCTTACGCTTATCCGACATTCCATAGATGGTTTCTAAATCTCGCCGAGTAAAGCCTATATATTGTAATAGCCTATCACTGGCGATGGTTCTAGGCATTGCCTTTATATCCCCCAGAAAACTCTCCCAATCAGTTTCAACATATTCAATGAATTCTTCGGTAGTCAAGTCGGGGAATACACTTTGCACCATTGCTTCCCGTTCTTCAACCTCAACAAAATATTCCTCGGGTACACCCAGAGTTCGCAATACAAAATCACGCTCTTCGGGGGTTGCTCTAACATCAAGGTCGTAAAGAAATGCCTCTGGGTCTTCTTGTGCCAAAGAACTTAATTCAACCATTTTGGTTGGCAGGTCTTCAGGTTTCAAGGTCGGAAAACTAGGATAAAGCCGAGCAATAAGTGGATATAACTCAGCAGGTTCAAGGGTTGCAGGTTCTACCGGAGGTAACTCCTCTACTGGCTCAATAGGGGGGAGTTCCTCTTCGGGAACCGCCAATGGCTCAATCGGAGGCTTCTTACGCCTTCTCTCAATCTCTAGTATTTCCTTATGTGTTATACCAGTAGTCATTTAATCTCCTACTTTTTTCGTAGTAACCTTCTACCTAACGGTAGTAACTTGGGAAATCGCAACCTTAATCCCTCCAACCTTTGTCTTATTGGGGTAATGGGCGTTGGAGGTGTTAGTAGTTTTCTCATCCTTTCCTGATGTTCTTCGTATGTGAATTTAGGCATTGCTTTCCTCCAAATATGTAATCCGCCTAATCATTTTCTTAGGGATTGTTGAAATGTGTCGTTGGTCTTCAGACTGCCCTGCATATTGGAATCTATCAGTGGCTACAATAATCACAGACTTGTTCTTTTCAATTAAGTGCCCAACTGTCTTTACAATTATCGGATTGTGAATGTCTTTGTTGTCTTTATCATAGTAACCAGAATTAAAACCAGCATCATCCCATTCCACGCAAACAATCTTTTTGCTTTTCATTATGCACCCTCCCTTGGTGTGGCTTCTAATTCAGCCGCTTTTTGTGCCGATGTCTTTTCGTCACCAATGCCCAGTGTTGGTATTGCTGCCTGAACCTGTGTCGGTTCTCTGGCGGGTTCTGCTTCTGGCACTTCACCCCTCAATACTGCCTGTAACTCCATTCCCATTTGAGCTGATGCTAACTCTGCCTCGTAATCCCTGCCTTCTTCTACTAAACTTCTAATAACCCTATCGGCCTTGATTGCAGGGAATAACCTTTCAGCATCTTCTACATCAAGCTGTCTCTGCTCACCGTCTGGGTCTTCTAGTTGTAAAATGGTCTCACGCTTTGTCTTATTGGAAATCAAATTCCCAGCGGCAGAGGCTATTGAGTATCGGGCTATATCTTCTTTAGGTGATTTAATGAAGTATTTATATTCAGTAGAGTATTCACCATCCAGCTTTGAGGTCTGGAAAGTTCTCTTGTGTCCGTGAGGTCCCAGCTCAACGCTACCACCAATCTGTATAACCTGCTTAGTGAACATCTCGGCTAGAGACTCGTTCATTAAAGACTTATTTACCAACCTGGGAAGCAATACCTGCCCTCTGGTTTCGCCCATCTCAATTAAAGCTACAGCCGAGAACGGCTGCTTTGGGTCGCCTATATCTATATTGGTTAAAGAACCTTCCTGTATAGCTTTCTCTAATATATTATAGGCCCTATCAAAGGATGCCCTTATATCGCCATATTGTATCGGCTCTATCTTCTCTTCTGGCTCTATCACAGTAGCTGCCTCAGAATCCATTATATCTTTATATTCAGCCCCTTGCCTAGTAGCAGCACCCTTTAATTTTTGTACTATCGGAGGCTTAACAGATTTCAGGTTTAATGTTTGGGATATACTTATAACCCTATTTAGTTCAGGAATCAAATCTCTAATAAGAAAGAATATGGACTCTCCTTCATATTGGGCACTCATATCATCTAATAGTATCGCCCCATATCCTAATGGAACAACCTGAACAGACACAGGACAAAACTCAAAGGCGTGTTCCTGCTCGTAAACTATCTTCTTGTCAACATAAACAATATTCCCTTCTGTATCCCAAACATCCCAAACCTCCGCATCTTTACCTGAAATAGTAAACCCGCTTTCCATTGCCCAGGGTTGGCTTTCAATATCATCTTTGAGGCGCTTTAACCCATACCCAAACATCCCCCAGTCCAACCCATCAGACCCCATTCCAAACCTGACATACCTTGCGTCCCAAGGAGTAATGTCTGTAACGAGTTCGCCATCTGCTCCTACATAGAATAAACATCGGGCAGAACTCCGCCCCCTAAAACAATTCTGAACATCAAAGAAGGGGTCAAGCTGAACCTTGCCCTGCCTCCTTAATCGGTCATTGGCAGAATCAAAGCCAGCATTCTGAAACTCCTCAACATAGGCGGTATCAAAGTTCTTCTCATCACTCTCAACCACTGCCTGTTTGATTGCCTTGTGTAATTCAGAAGTAGCAAAGGCAGCAAACATAGATACCTTGTTTAATGTTACATTGACTATATCCTTGATGGTGTGTCCCCTATCATCGCTCATTGTGTATTTAGCACGAAGCAATTTAACATCAGCATCCTGCCGTGCAGTTAAGCCGCTTAACCTATCATCCTCGTCTTTTATTTTCTGTAAGTAATCAGCCATATAAACCCCCTATCTTTTCCTGCCACATTCACAGCATCGGTCAATAGAATATGCCCGTTTGTGCCATCTGTATTCCTGACAACCAATACACCACGCACTAAAATACTTGATACCATTGTAAATCATAGTAGCCATACATCCTCCTAATAGGGCTTGTTTTCTACAATCTCACCGTCAGGCTTACGGTAAAACTCATACCCCATAAAACTAAATCCACCGTTGCCCGTATTACCATACTTAAAAAGCATCTCGGGATAAAGATGGAATAGGGCTAATAAATTGGCACCGCAATTAGGGCAATCACAATGACCCCGAACATCTATGTTAGAAAACCCCTCGTGGTCAGTATATGGTTTAAACCTCTTTTTGAATTCTTTTAATGTTGCCATCATTTTCCTCCTATCCAAAACTAAAGCTGGGTCTCTTTGTTCTCGGTTTCATTGAGCCTGGCGATGCTGTAGCAAAGCCATATCGCCCTGTCATACCATATATCACATATCTCATAGTATCCATAAGATGGTCGTTGAACTTAATCGGCTCGGCTATGACATTCCCGTTCTTATCTTCCTTCCATTGATAGCTCTGTATCTCTTTAATTAGATTAACACTGGACTCTGGTATGCTTAATGTCTGCCTTTGACACAGGTCAATCCCATCCTTGACCCCCTTGTGAGCCTCATAACAGTTATATCCCGCCCTAAAAATCTCTTCTATCATCTGTTTCTCCGTGGGGTCTCCATATATGTCTCCCCTCTCCTCGTGTGATAGATGCTCTATAATATCCGAGTTGGTCATACCAGGTTTGTATAACCTCTCCTCAAGATACCATTGATTGTTAAGTAGATAAGCCTTGAGTAGTGCGGAGGGATTGACTAACCCCCAGTCCAGCCCATAACCATACTGAGCTTCCTTCATCTCAGGTAATGCGGGGATAATCTTGTAGTTGGTGTATATTCTCCTCTGTAATAAGCCCCACTCACCAAGGGCATATATCTTGTAGAAGTTCTCATCCTGATGAATTAAGTCTGTTATCGTCTTAATGTAAGCCTTGCTAAGAAAAGGATTATCCTTAAAGGTAGAATGGATAACCTCAACATCAGGCTCGTTTATTAACTTTGTTGCTATCCAATTGTTAGCATCTATCGGGTTAAGGCTTAGGAACATCTGATTGACTTCGCCATCCTTAGTCGGCTGTCTCAACCTTAGTTTCATAACCGTATAATCTTCATAGCTGAACTCATTAGCCTCTTCCATCCAGATATACGAGAAGTTGGCACTCTTTATCTTCTCGGCCTCATCCAAACTAAAGAACTGTATGGTGTTAGTGCCATGGGTATAAGTGTTAGCCGTCTTGTTATGGTTGGCTGGATTATATATTCCATAGTCTTTCATTAAATCCAGGACTAGCTTCATCGCCGTCATCCTGAGTGCGGGGAAAGTTTTGCGACATACACCGATTGCCTTGTGGGCCTCATTGGAGGCAATAAGGATAATATCTTGAGCTATGGAATGTGACTTACTACTTCCAGCTCCCCCCACATGAACAATTGTAGTAGCCTTACAGTCCTTTGTCTTCTGTAATAACGGTGTGTATTCTATCTGTTTAGTTGTCATCAGTTTAACTTAACATATCCTAGATGCTGAGTCCAGTCAGCATTGGATTCTAGCTCTCCTTGTCTTCCTTCTTGAGTTTCTCTTCCTCACATTTAGGGAATATACCCATCTTAGGGTTTTTCCTATAGCAATTCAGAATATATGTTTCTTCCCTACCCCGCTCATATTCCATGTCCCAGATTTGTTTCCTTGCCAAATCCTTCGCTGCTTTGGCTTGTCGCTCATCCACTATGATAGAGTCTAATAGGGTGCTTATCTGCCCCACAAGATAATTAGCCTTATCTCCACCAAGAGCACCCAACCTTTCACGCACTGATTTGTCTGGCATAACTTAACTTGACCTCCATTTTATTTACCGACTGGACTCAACTGACATCTATCTGTTTAGTCTTCTGCTACCATATTCTTATTTAATCCCCCAGATTTCTATTCTGGTGATGCTGGGCCCTGCTTGGGCAGTTTACCTCGTTATGGTTATGACCCATAGGCTTATAGCCCCGAATACTAACCCAAGCAAACTATGGTTGTGGGGGCTAGTCGGGGGTAGCATATCTTCATACTGTCCGGCAATCCAACATACCACCTACCTAGTATCTATCCCTTTCACCCCCACACACCTACCCGTCGAAAGTCTATTTGCTATGGCTAGGGATTTGCACCCTAAATTATGCTTCCACTGTTATCCAGAGTTCCCAGATTAGAATAAACACAGTAACACCAACTATGCTAGGCATAAGGTCAAAAAGCATACCTAGATTTAATCTTCGTCTATGTGTATATATTCTAAGTGTGACTTTCATAGCGTCTACCTATTCCGCCACCATAGCTTTAAATACTTAATATCATCCTTATCGAACTTACAATCTCATATACTAACCAGAATGTTATCCCAGCCAGGATACCTTTCAATATGGCCATAGCTTTCTTAAAATGCGTTTAACCTTAGCCTTCTTATCTTCTGGCAAAAAGTGATAAACAATAACCCAAATAGGTATTAAAACTAACCATAATGGGCATGGACAAGGACACATATTACCTCCTATTTAGTAGCCTCTTTATAGAACCTTTTTAAGAACCAATAAGGAATACCATTGCGAACCTTGTTCCTTGTCTCACAACAGCTTTCGCAATCCCAACATTCGTGCCCCCACATAGTCTGCCTTAGTTCATCTCTAGTCATATGAGGATTAGCCTCACAGTAAGCATCCAAATCACCCCCATAAGCGTGCATCCAGTTCCAGCATACCCATATAGAATTACAATGTGGACATCTACGTATCATATCTATTTAGTAACCTCTATTGCGTCTACACCCAGAACCTCTATACCTATGATTTGACCAAACTCATTTTTATCTATAAATACGAAATCAGAGACTAACTCCTCCGTGTGGTCCACCCCGCCATCAGGTATGTCCACTAGTGGAATATACATAGCTTTGGCCTCTTTATCATATTCTACCTTCATTTGGTTTCCTCTAGTAGGGCTTGCCAACACTTAGGGCAATTCTTTCTCATCGGACTAATTGCCTCACTCACAGGATGTTCGGTACAAGGCATATACAACCACTCCACTACCTTCTTTAGCTGGGCTTTGGCTATATCATCGCCCCACTTCCTCAATCTGACAGCCGAGTCCTTTTCAAAGCCAGTAATATAATGGCACTTAAATTCAATGCCAGGTATCTCTTCATCAGTTAGTAGTATCATTATCCCTCCTCATATATCGGGTTGCCGTCAGCATCAAATATAATATGCTCACAACCATCAAAGGTTAATGGTTCTATGGGTTTGGGTTGGACAGGTTTTGATGTCTGCGGTGGACAAAGTGGCTTTTCCAACCTAGATTTAGCCCTCTCCCTCTTCTTCCTTGCCTTATCCCTGGCTTTACTGAGTGGCATCTTTATCCCCCACCTTAACTAGTGCCTTTCTAGCGTTGATGACCTGCTCTTCTTCTTCGGGATTCCAGAAACCAGCATCCCCTGAGTTGGCTAGGCTTAAATAGTGTTCCAGTAAGTCTTCTAATGCCCTGTGAACCTCTTTACTCTGTGGCATCTTTCTCCTTAATCAATGGTTCAACTGCTACATAGCCAGCCTCAAGTAATGGACAAGTAACATCCTGACTATACTTGGCAGCAGTCATTTGTGCATGTTCGCAACTAATAGGTTCTTTCCTATCTACCTTTATCACTATACCTTCCTCTTTAGATAATACATACAGCAGACCCTCAGCATCTCGGCCTTCATAAGGGTGGGGTATTACAGCCCAAACCTTAACTAGATTTAATATCTTATCCTGCTTTTCCCTTATCTCTTCTTGCTTAGTCATTCCTTCTCCTTTGCCGGTACATACTCTATCTTCTGTATCTCTTCTGTAGGGACACTACCCTCTACTCGGTCTTTATAATCTTTAACAGCTTGAGGTTTATCCGCCATCTGTAATAGCCCTTTCTCAGCTAGCCACTCCCTCCAGGTAGTCTTGGGGTCTTTGGCATACGGACAGGGCTGGTCCATCATCTCTATCTGAACTGGCGTTATGCCCTTGTCTTTTGGTCTGCCACCAGGGTTGCCTGACTCTCCTGGCTTCCAGGTGTGTTCTCTCAGCTGCTTTGGAACCTTGCTGTTATTCTGCTGTTCTGAGCTATCTACCATATATTGTGTGCTCCTATAGTTTATTATACTATATGTAGTGCTTTATTCGATACGCCTGACACAATCCCAGCTGTCTAGTATCTGGGCTTCATCGCCCTTTTTAAGCTTGATTACCATTAACAGTGAGTTATGAGAAGAGCGGAGCTTGGGGTCAAACTCATACCCCTCCATTGTGAGGAGTTTCTCTAGTTTAATGAGTTGTTTAAGTAGGGTTTGTTTCATAGTATTCTATATTATAACATATTTGGTTACAGCAAAGCTGATGATATAAAGCTCATCTATTTAGTCTCGTTATCTCTGACACACCACACATCTATACACACCTATTATACACCATACCCTATAAGTTATCAAGTTATTAGTTCATCCCTACACAGCACCCCAAAATAATAGAGAGGGATACTGGTAGGATAACAACTCGCAATAGCTCACCCTAGCTAACTCAATCGCCCCTATATGCGATTTGACACTCGTTTTATAGGCGTGATAAGCTTTAGGTAACAAAGTAGGGGGAGGGATAAAATGGCGTTAAAGAAAAATCAATGGATGTGCCACGCCTGTCATCGGATAAACGATATTAAATACCCAAACTGCTTTAGTTGTGGAATAAGCAAGGAAGAACACGACAAAAAATTCAAACAAGCTAAATCGCTTGGAATGATTTGCCAATGCCCAACTAAATAGGGCGTGTATAGTGAGGGTGAATAAGAACCTTAATAATTGAATACTGAGGAGGTGGCATTAGGAGATTAGTTAGTGTGGTGATGCCTTAATAGAGGAGGGTGCCTACCTAGTATTGAGTTATTAAATCAAGTGGAGGGATGAAATGACCATATTCAACAAAGAAGACTGGACCTGTGAGGTATGCGGTAAGGAAGTTGCTCCGATATTTATCAGGGTATTGGCCAATGGTAAGGAGCACAGGTATTGTAGCGACCACGACCCCATTAGCCGAGAAGGGTTTGAAAAGATATGGGGCGTTACAGCAGAGATGAAGAAACCTAGGGATAGACGCATGCAAGTAAGTCATAGCTAGTATATTATAGGAGGGGATGAGATGAAAATTTATCCAGTTGTTAGCAATGTGATACAAGTTGAACTAAAGAACGGCACGCTGTTTGAGTTATACGAAGGAGGCGTGGAGGGACTAAGTATCAAGGCACTAAATGGCACGCTGGTAGCCAAAGAACTCAATGTAAAAACTCTTGGATTAGATGTGGTATGGGAAGGCCACAGTATCAGCCTGACAGAGGTTAAGTAGGCTAGTATATTATGGGGGGGGTATGTTAATAAAATATACTACTTACAATAACGATAAGCTAGTCCATATTCAATCACCATTCCTAGCAGGTTTTTCTCTATGCAGGAAGGATGCGTTTTCTTGGCACAATTCTAAAAGATACCCAACTTGCCCCGATTGCCTTAGAAGACAAGCTGAAAGACCATTCAGGGGAGAACAACTATTAGAGGGGTTACATGGCTAGTATATTATAGGCATGTATAGTGAGGGTAAATAAAGGGGGGAATAATGGCAAAAGTAAAAGGACTTCCAGCTAAAGAGAGAAAGAAGAGGCTCAACAGGGCGTTTGAGCTAATGGCTGAGGGTAAGAACACCAGACAAGCGGCCAAGGCAACAGGGCTTACCTGGCAGTATATTTCACACCATATGAAACAAGAAGTACCTAAAGCAGAGATTTCACTCGATATAATTGAGCAAGTTATAATTGACAGATTTGAGCAGGCGGCTAAGGTCCCAGGGCTTGAGGAAGAAGTATTGAGGCTCAAAAATATAGTCGCCGCCTTGGAAAATACTAACGAACTATTAAAGAGAAAGGTTGATGAGCAAGAGTCAAGGAAAAAGCAGTTCCGCCTTGCCCAGCAACAGGGGGAAGTAAAACAACCACTAGCATCTCAGTAAAAGGAGCTATTGACAAACAGGAAAAGCAGTGCTATTGTTGTCCGCAGGGGTAATATGAGGTAGTGAAAATGAATAATGAAGTAGGGAACTATTTCTGGTATCTGTTAATCCTGATTACATTTGCTTGTCTATGTGATTGGTTTGCCCCTGAAGCAGGAATGAGCAAGTCGTTTACAATAATGGCAGTAGTTATCGGTTGGTTTTATGTGGTATTGGATTCCTTGGCGGTGCGGAGAAGAAATAGACGAAGCAAGGAAAAATATTTAAAGGATAAGAAAATAAAGGAAGGTTAAAATGAACTTGCTAGAGAGAGAGCGAAGAGACCCAAACTGGAGAAAAAGAGAGTTAGACAAACTAACCATACCTCTGCGGATGAAGGCAAATGTGGATGCAGAACTGGTATGTGCTAGCTACCGAATGGAGTGCCAGGAAGTCCTTGACACGCATTCTGCCGAACATAATGAGGGCTTCATCGCCGGCTGGGATAGGCACAACGATTTCAACGCAGAATTGAGTGAAATGGGGAAGAACTTTGAGAATAATTTACATAACATATATAGTGCGTCCCAAATAACGCTATAGTAGGATAGCTTACATAAA